ATTATCATTAAAGATAAATATGCTGTTAGTGGTTCAGATATGGCCCAAATTGGATGGGTAGAAGTTACTACAGAAAACGGAGCTACTGGATACCTATGGTATTTAAAGTCTGAGCATGAAACTAGATTGCGTTTTGACGACTATCTAGAAACTGCAATGATTGAAGCAGTTCCTGCTGAAGCAGCTTCAGGAGCTATTGCAACTACAGGAGATGTAGGTAATAAAGGTTCTGAAGGTATTTTCTATGTAGTAGAAAACAGAGGAAATGTATGGGGTGGAGGAAATCCAACCACATTAGCTGATTTTGACGCTATTATTTCAAGATTAGATAAGCAAGGTTCTATCGAAGAAAACGTAATTTTCGTTGATAGAGATTTTAGCTTTGATATAGATGATATGTTAGCCGCTCAAAACTCTTATGGTGCTAATGGAACTTCATACGGACTATTTGATAACGATAAAGATATGGCTCTAAATCTTGGTTTTACAGGATTTAGAAGAGGTTATGACTTTTACAAGTCTGACTGGAAATATCTAAATGACCCAACAATGAGAGGTGGTCTTCCCACTGGAGCTGGCTCAGGCCGTGTAAACGGGCTGTTAGTTCCTGCTGGTTCAACTACTGTTTATGACCAAATACTTGGTAAAAACGCTAAGAGACCATTCCTTCATGTTCGTTACAGAGCTTCTGAAACTGAAGACAGACGCTACAAAACCTGGATTACAGGTTCTGCTGGTGGAGCTGCTACTTCAAGCTTAGACGCTATGGAGGTCAACTTTTTGTCTGAGAGAGCTGTATGTACTTTAGGTGCAAACAACTTCTTCTTATTCCAAGAGTAGTATTATATTAGGGAGGTGTAAAAACCTCCCTTTTTTTAAATTTAATTAAATCTTATATAATGAAAAATAAAACATTCGTAGACAAAGTCTACAAACTCACCAGAAATGCAGCGCCTTTATCTTTTATGCTGCCCACTAGACATTCAAGAAGATTCCCTCTTTTATACTTTGACGAAGTTCAAGGCACAAATAGAACTCTTAGATATGCCCGTAATCAAAAATCTCCTTTTGAAGATGAACAAGATGGAAATATTGTTATGGAACCTGTTATATTTGAAGATGGTTTTTTAAGAGTGCCTAAAGACAATCCAGTTTTACAAGAGTTTTTACATTATCACCCTTTAAACGGAAAAAAGTTTGTTGAGGTAAACGAAGAAAAAGATGCCACTGATGAGGTAAATCAATTTAATTTAGAGGTCGATGCACTTATTGAAGCGCGCAAGCTAACTGTATCTCAAGTTGAAAATATAGGGAGAGTATTATTAGGAATTGATACAACAAGAGTTACTACAGCAGAACTTCGTAGGGATATTTTGGTGTATGTTAAAAGAGACCCTGCTGGGTTTATGAAGATAGTTAATGACCCTATGTTAAAGCTTCAATCAAAAGTAAAATTGTTTTTTGATAATTCACTTTTAAGTTTTAGGAACAAAAGAAAGGAAGTATGGTTTAATACTGCTAACAATAAAAAGAAGATGTTAACTGTACCTTATGGTGAAGACCCTCTTTATATTGTTTCATCATATCTTCAAAGCGATGATGGTCTTGAACACCTAAAGATGTTAGAGGGATTATTGGAAAATGATTATTAAACTACAAGGTTTGAAGAGAGGTCAAATTTAATGACCTCTTTTTTTTTGCTTATCTTTGTACAAAAAGTAAGCGATGATAAATGCTGTTAGAAATACAGTTTTAGCAATACTAAACAAGAATAATTACGGCTACATATCTCCAGCTGATTTTAATCTTTTTGCCAAACAAGCTCAGTTAGATATTTTTGACGAATATTTTATTTCATACAATAGTCAAATAAATAAAGAAAACGCTAGAGTTTCAGGGACTGGATACGCTGATATTAGAAAGGGATATGAAGAGGTTATAGACACATTTTCCGTTACAGGAACATTAGCTAACGCAAGCACTAATATATACACTGTACCTACATTAGCTACAACAAATTCAGATTATTATCTTTTAAATAAGATTTTAATTTATAGTAAAATTATAGCGTCAGGCACAAGCACAGGAACTAGCGGAGCAAATACTTTGATTGACTCTGCTGCAACTTTTCAAACAGCTGGGGTCGCTGTTGGTGATATTGTTTCAGTAATGATTAATGCTGCAAATGTTTCTAACTTGTCAGTCACTACTATTACAAGTGAAACCCAGTTAGAAGTTTCTCCAGCTCTTTTAAACACATCCCCCCTTACTTATGCAATTTACAGGCCAGCTGATTTAAAAAATGAAGCAGAGCCTGTTACTCACAGTAAAATAACAATGCTTAATAAGTCTATGCTTACAACACCCAACACAACTTTTCCAGCGTACACTTTAGAAGCAGACTCATTAACATTATATCCTGACACAATAAACACAGTTGGGAGGGTGGTGTCACAATACATAAGGTATCCGAAAGACCCAAAATGGACTTACGTTAGTTTGTCGGGAGGAGAGCCTTTGTTTGACCAATCACAAAGTGATTATCAAGATTTTGAGCTGCCTGAAGATGATGTAAATAATTTAGTAGCTAGAATATTACAATACGCAGGACTTTCTATACGAGAAATAAGCACAGTACAATTTGGTCAAGCATTAGAACAACAAGAAACAAAAGAACAATAATATGGCATATTTATCTCAATACCAATATTACGAAAATGGAGGAGTAGACCCCAAAAACACTAATTGGGGTTCCTATCAATATGTTTCTTTAGAAGACATCGTTAATAATTTTGAGTTGATGTATCATGGTAATCATTCTGTGGTAAACAACGAAGAAAGATATAAAATATTATTTCACGCAAAAAGAGGTATACAAGAGTTAAACTATGATGCTTTTAAAGAAATTAAAGCTTTAGAACTTACAGTGTATGATAATTTGATATTTACGCTTCCAAGTGATTATGTAAATTGGATTAGATTGTCGTTATATAAAGATGGATGGCTTAGACCATTAAACGAAAATATTCAAGTAAACTCTGCACAGTCATATCTACAGGGAAGTGGAGGCACATTAACATTTAACTCTGATGGAACAGTAGAAACAGACACTTCTACCTTAGATACTGAAAGATTAAATGGAAAACAAAAAAGCATCTATTTAAACAAAGAGAATACTGACGAACAAGTTCCGCCCGACACAGAAGCAAATTGGTATGCAGATTATACTATTGGCGCTCGTTATGGTTTGAATACTGAAACAGCAAACATAAACCCCACTTTTAGAATAGATAAACAAGCTGGCGTTATAAATTTTGATTCCACAATGCTTAATGAAAATTGCGTTTTAGAGTATATTTCAGACGGGATGGAAAACGGAGATGATTCTAAGGTTTCAGTAAATAAGCTGTTTGAAGAATATTTATATGCATATATAAGATATGCGTTACTAAACAACAAGTTTAATGTACAAGAATATATAATAAATAGAGCTAGAAAAGACAAAGCTTCTTTATTAAGAAATGCAAAAATTAGATTAAGCAATATTCATCCAGGGAGATTGTTAATGAACATTCGAGGACAGAATAAGTGGATTAAATAGAATGGCAAATCTTCAGAGAAATTTTATTAAAGGAAGAATGAACAAGAGCCTTGATGAAAGGCTTCTTCCTAATGGTGAATATATAGATGCTCTAAATGTAAGGCTTGGCTCAACAGAAGATACTGAAATCGGTTCTGTAGAAAATTCTAAAGGTAATTCAGTATTAACACAACTGGCTTTTTCTGGGGTAGATACCAGTTTAGCCGCTAGATGTATTGGTGCTTTTGAAGATGGAGCGAACCAAAGAATATATTGGTTTGTTCACGACCCTGCTTTTCCATTGGGGGTTCCACAAAAGCTAGATTTAATAGTATCCTATAATGTTCACACCAGTAATTTAACTTATCATGTTATTAGTATTAATGACGGAAGCGATAGCGCTACAACTTTAAATTTTAATTCTAACAACTTAATTACAGGGATAAATTTAGTTGAGAACTTGTTGTTTTTTACGGATAATTTAAATCCTCCTAGGTTTATAAATATAAATCAAAATTACGATGTTCCTGTAAACAACATAGACCAAATATCCGCAGAAGAATTATTGGTTATTAAAAGACCACCCGTTGAAGCTCCTAGTATTAGACTTCTTAACGTACCTGGACAACAAGACAATTTTTTAGAAGAGAGGTTTATTACTTTTGCATATAGGTATAGATATGTTAATGGAGAATATTCTGCAACCTCTCAATTTAGCCAATATGCTTTTGACCCTGGAACTTTTAATTTTAGCTTTAATAGCTTTTTAAACGAGGGAATGAAAAACAGCAAAAACGCTGTGGTAATAACATTTAATGCTGGTGGGCCTTTAGTAAAAGATATACAGTTGCTTTTTAAAGAATCTACTACCTCTGCTATAAAAGTAATAGAAACATTTAATAAAAGTAATTTAGGATATGCTGACTTTAATAATTATACTTTTACTTTTGATGACAGCAAAATATTTACTCTTTTACCTGAATCTGAAATATTAAGACTCTATGATAATGTGCCAAAAGTGGCACAATCTCAAACCGTTATGGGTAATAGACTTATGTACGGTAATTACAAAGATGGATATGATTTAAAAGACAAGTATAACGACCCTTTAAAACTAGAGTTTATAGCATCTTTAAGCTCAGATGTAATAGATGTAGAAACATTACAATCTACTGTTGGCCCTTATTCTTATAGTATTGATGGAACTGTTGTGGTAAACAACCCCGTTGTTTTTTTGGATTTTTCTAATGTCACTCTTAAAAAGGGAGCGGTTATAAGTTTAGATTTCAGAGTTGAGCATGAGTCTTTTTCAGGAAACACTCCTGGAGCAACTACATCCTCTATTGATTTAATATTTGAATACACTCTGCCTACTGACTTTGCTAATGTATATTCTTTAGCTACCAGCACAGATTTTATTGAAAAAATAGGGACTTCGACAAACATACAAACTGTAGGCAATGCTTGTAATGGAACAACATTAACAGACCAATTGAATTGTGCTCTACCATCTACTTTGGGAACATACACAAAGACTGCAAGTGGTATTACAGCAGATGGGCAGCCAATTAGTATAGTTTCTACTCCTGGAAGCAACACTATTGGACTTGTTATGATAGCAATGAAATACGTTGATAGTTCTAATACCGCATATGAATATTACAACATTAATTTTAGCTCGGCTGAATATCAAGGCACTAGCAATACTTTAAGCCTTCATAGCAACAGAGGTTATGAAATGGGAATAGTATATATGGATGAATTCGGCAGGTCATCTACCGCATTAGTAAGCCCAAGCAATACTGTCCAAATTCCATGTGCTAATTCTGTAAACAAAAATAAAATACAAGTAACTATACCAGTTCAGCAGTTAGCTCCAAACTGGGCTACAAGATATAAGTTTGTAATAAAACCTTCTGAAGATACATATGATACTATTTATTCTAACATATACTACCAACAGCCAGGGACTAATTTTATATGGTTTTTATTAGAAGGAGAAAGCGCCAATAAAGTTCAAGAAGGAGATAGGCTTATAGTAAAATCAGATAGTCAAGGCCCAGTATTAAGATGTGTAGAAACCGCTGTTTTAGAAAAAACGCCACAAACCTCGGATTTTTTGCCTGATTTAGTAGATGATTCAGGAAATGAAGTTAAAGCTATAGCGGGAACTTACATGAGGTTGAATCCTAGTAATTTTTCTACAGTTAAAAATGACAACTCAATTGTAGCTCCTGGCACAGAATATGTCAGAACAAATACAGCTGGCGCTTACCCTCTTATGGCTTATCCTATGAACGTAGAAGACCCAGCCAACCCAGGGCAATATCTTGACTATGATGTGCCAGCTGGAACTAGGATTACAATGAACATACGACAAGAGAGGTTAGGCCCAGGAAGTGGTAATGGCGCGTGTGAAAGAAGAATAAATCAAATAGATGTAGATTTAGTAGCCTCTGCTGATTATAACAATATGTCAGATTGGTTTTATGGCGACAACATAGCTTTAGTTTTTAATAATGCTACTACAGAAGTAGGAGCAAATGGAGCCCCCATAGTGAATAGCGTTGAGGCTTACTTAGCTCAAGCTTCTGCCCCAGATTTAACTTCTCCTAGTACAGATATAAGCACT